AGAATGACAGCCAAACATTCTCGACAGATTGGATGACCGCAGTTCGAACTGGAGTGTCGTCAGTCGCCGTGAGTTTCCCGCTTGGGTCCGTAACCGTTGACGGCAATCTTACGGTTAACCCCCTGGGGGGAACCCCGGGGCAGAACGTAAACCTAGGCGGGAATTCGACCGGCACGATATACACGGGAGTTGCCGCAACGCAATTCGCCGCATGGTCATTGCAGCAGGCCGGACAGAATGCGTGGTATTTCATCAACCCCGCGAGTTCTAACAACGTCGCGCTTTACACTCAAGGTATCCCTATTCAGGCTTGGGCGGATAACTACAGCTTCTTTGCCGGCCCGATAGGCGTAAACGGAATCACTTCGCCGCCCGCGCAATCTACCGGGTGGGGCACTCCCACGGGCGGGTCGGTAGCGAACAATTTCGCAGGCGGCAGCGCATCGCTCGCCGCCACGAGTGCAGCCGTCGCGGAAATAATCGCAATATTGACGGCCGTCGGCTTTCTCGGCAACTAAGGATAGGAACTAACGTGCTTAAATCAGCAGGTGGCGGCGGGGGCGGGGCGCCAGTTACGCCAGGCGGCGCGAGCGGGACGGTCCAATACAACAACGCGGGCTCGTTCGGCGGCATAGCCGCGCCGACGGCGGGTCAGGTTTTGACAGGCGCGTCAAGCGGGGCGCCCACGTGGTCGTCGGACAGCCAAGTTTTCGGTAGCTCGGCTCACGCGGCGCCGCCTCCGTCCGGGTCGCCAATGGTCGCGTTTCAATCGCAGCAATGGAACATTAGCTGCCCCGGCGCAGTGCAAGGTATGTGCGCAGTCGCCAACCCGGAGAACGACCTAGGCGATGGCTTCGTGTGGGTCGCGTGGGTCTCGGCGGCAGATACCATTACAATCCGCATGACATGTCTCGTGGCGGGCTCGTTCAACTACCAGTATTTTTCAGCGTTCGCCATAGGGCATTAAGGTAGACCGTACCCATGTCGTGTGATCCTAATTTCGCGGATGTAGCGCTCCTCCTACATTTTGACGGAACGAACGGGTCGACCACGATTGTGGACTCGTCGTTAAACGGGTTCACTACGGCCGTGTGCACGGGTGCGGCGGCACTCACCACCACCGACCCCGAATTCGGCACGGCTTGCCTGAATATTCCGTCGAGCTCAGATTTCCTGCAAATAAATTATTCTGGGGGCGGCCCCGGTCCGTCGCTGGATATTTGGAATACGCTAGGCGATTTCACGATTGAGTTTTGGTACAACCCGACGGGCACGGGACCGGCCAATATCGTTCAGTGGAACGATGGCGGGGGTTTCCCTAATCTGTTTCTGTACATTAACGGGGGCACCTCGTTGATTATGAGCTCGGGCGCAGGGCAGCCCGGCGGGGATGTTAACTGGACCCTGCCCTCCGGGCTAACCCCCGGTACGTGGTACGCGCTCGCTTTCGTCCGTTTCAACCAACAGTATTACGCCTATCTAAACGGGGCGCAATTGGTCCCCGCGCCGTACCTGTTCACCGAAACGATAACGGCGACTTATACGACGTTTCAGATGGGCGGGCCGCCTAACGGTCAAGAGTTTTTCGTCGATGAGCTTAGGGTTACGCAAGGACTCGCGCGCTACACCGCGAGTTATACGCCGTCGGGCCCGTTTGCCGATAACGATTGCGGCGCCACGGTGCCCAACGTCGTGGGGCTGCTTGACGCTGCCGCCGAGGCTGCAATCACGGCAGTAGGTTTGACCGTCGGCACCGTTGTCGAGGTGCCCGACGCTAGCGCTCCCACGACGGTACTATCGCAATCTCCCGTGGGCGGGACGGTCGTCACGCTGCCCGCGTCGGTCGACCTCACAGAATCGCAGGGTATCGCCGTTCCGGACGTAGTTGACACGTCGGTCCTGGTAGCAACCGGAATTCTCACGGCGGCGGGGCTCACGCTCGGCGCGCAGACCATCGAACCGAGCGGCGTCGTGCTGACGGGCAATATTATCAGCCAGTCGCCCGCGGCGGGTGCGTTCGCCGCGGGTGGCGCGGCTGTCAACGTCGTAGTGTCCGGCGGTTTACCGCAACTGACCGTCCCCGACCTATTCGGGCTCTCGCAGTCGGAAGCCATCACGGCACTCCTCGAGGCGGGGCTCGTACCGGGCGCCATCGGCTCGGCGCCGTCCCAGTTCGTGCCGGCGGGCGAGGTCATGGCGCAGAACCCCGGCGCGGGCGCGGCGGTCGCCGTGGGCGCCATCGTTTCGTTTGTGCTGTCGACTGGCGAGGCCGCCGTTGGCACGCTGTTCGACATCGAGGCGACCGTCATTTCGCAGTATGCGAACAGCCCGACAATTTTGCAGCTGGTCAACAACCTCAACCAGTACGTCGACCAGTCAACGAACTTCGCGAACTTTTTTAACTTCGTATGGAACGTCGACACGGCTGTCGGCTTTGGGCTCGATATCTGGGGCGTTATCGTGAACGTGTCGCGCTTGCTGCGCATCCCGACATCGACGGATTACGTCGGCTTCGACAACAGCGCGACGCCCCCGCCCGATTGGCAAACAATGGGCAGCGACCAGCCGCCGCAGCCCGCTGTGGGCGGCGCGATGTATACGGGCTACAACGCGACGGAAGCGTACTTGCTGCCGGACGACGCCTACCGCCAATTGATTCTCGCGAAAGCGTTCGCGAATATCTGCACGACGACGGCGCCGGCAATCAATCAGATTTTGCAAAACCTGTACGGTCCCGGCACGGCGTTTGTCCTGAACACCGGACCGATGTCAATCAGCTATAACCTGACGTTCACGCCATCAGCCATTCAATTAGCGATTTTGCAGCAATCGGGCGTCATTCCGACCCCGCCGGGCGTGTCGTTCGTAATTAACACCGACGTTTGATAGAGTATCGGATATGTCAAGCACCCTAGTCGCCCCGCTGCTCATTTCGGAACCGTTCGGATTCGGCGCGAGCGACCCGACGTACATCAATTTGCCCATTCCGGTCCCGTCACAAATTGCCACAACGGTCAACGCGGCGAGCTTTACCGACGGGTTCCCGCCGTCCACGATGACCCCGGAAGCCTCGGGCGGTCTGCCGTTCTTCGGGCAGGATATGAACGGTATCCTGTACATGATTACGGCGTACTGCGCGAACTTCGCCGCGGGTGCGCTGAGCGTGTACAACTCGACACTTTCGAGCGATATCAGCGGGTACCCGGCGGGCGCCGTGCTCGTGAACGCGAACGGTACGGGCGCGTGGATTAGCTTGGTAGACGGCAACACGGTTGACCCGGATACTACGGCCGGAACCGGGTGGCTTCCGATTGCTTGCTCAAGTTTCACCGACGTGACGCTAGGCGGGTCGAACGTCACCCTGACGGCGCTTCAAGCCGCGGCGCCGTTCATAGAATTTTCGGGAACTCTGACGGCTAACGTCAACGTAATTTTGCCGGTATGGGTCGGTACGCAATGGGTTGTCGCGAATACTTGCACGGGCGCCTTTACCGTGACGGTAAAAACCGCCTCGGGTTCCGGCGTCCTGATACCTCAGACGGGGGCCGCTGCACCCACGTCGATTTATTGCGATGGGACGAATATACAGAACACTGGCGTCAGCACCGCCGGGCTCGCGCCCATCAATTCGCCCGTGCTGACCGGCACGCCGACCGCGCCGACCGCGTCGCCCGCGACGACCAACACGACGCAGATTGCGACAACCGCGTTTGTGCAGGCGGCAATCGCCGCAGCCATAGCGGCGAAAGCCAACCTCGCGTCCCCGATATTCTCGGGCGTGCCGACAGTGCCGACGGCGGCGCCAGGCACCAACACGCTACAGATTGCCTCAACAGCGTTCGTCACTGCGGCGCTTGCGACCGTGCCGAAATCAAAATCAGGCACGTTCACGTGCGCCAATGGCGTAGTCTCGGTATCGTTCGGCATCACATTCCCGTCAGTGCCGCGCGTGTTCGTGCAATGGAATTACGCGAGCCCTGACACGGGATGGGTCGTACCGGGCAGCATCACGACCACGGGATTTCAATACCAGAACGGCAACGCCGGGACGTGCGATTGGTTCGCGACGGTGGCCTAGCGTGAGTAACGACGTAAGTAATGAGGCCCTCATGGGCGTACTGCTCGACATCAAGCAGGACGTAGGCGAGCTCAAAGGCAAGCTAAATGCTCACATCGAGACGTTCGCCGTTCACGTGATAAGCGATAAGGAAATGTGCGCGGACGTGCGCAAGCTCCAATTGTCTCAAGCCAAACAGCGCGGTTTTGTCGCCGCCGTATCCGTTGTGGGCGGGCTGATTGGCACCGGCATAGGTATTGCCGCCGACTACCTAGCTCGCGGCGGGGGAAATCATTGACGCTTCTAGACTTTGTAAAAGCCCGAGAGGGTCGCGCCAAGGATAACGGCGACGGTACGGTGTCGGCGTATTGGGACGCCGCCGGGTGCAAATGGACGATAGGATACGGGACGACCGGTCTGCTAATTTGCGAGGGCGTCTTGTGGACGTACGCGGAGTGCGACGCCGCGCTCGTGGCGCGCTTAGACACTGCCCGTGCGCAGTTGCTCGCCGCGTCGCCCGGCGTCGCATGGCCGCCCGGCGGCGAGGATGCGCTTACCGACTTCGTATATAACGAGGGGATCGGCAATTACAACGTGTCGACGGTCCGCAAATGCGTTGAGGCGGGCGACTGGGTGGGGGTCAGGGTTCACCTACTCGACTGGGAGTTTGCCGGCGGTAAGCGCCTAGGCGGCCTCGTGACGCGCCGCGAGGACGAGGCGGCTATGATTGAGGCGGCGACCGCTGTATAATCCGCCCCGGTTATGACACACGTAATACCCCCGGCTGTTGCGCCGCACTTAAGGAGCGACCAAATGTCTTCAGTTCCCCCTGTTACCCCGGCGCCTGTCGCCGTGTCCGACCTCGCGAAAGTGAAAGCCGACCTTGAAGCGGTCAAAGCGAAGCTTGCAGCGCTCGACGCTCAAGCGACGTCGTGGCTCGAATCGCACGCTCATGCGTTCGTGACCGGCGCCCTCGTGGTCGCGGTGTTGTACATCCTGCACAAGATTCTGTGAACAAAACACGGTGGCTCGACGCGGCACAAGTATTCGATACCTGGCGCGTCGTCCCCCGGTTCATTTTATTCGGGTACGCCGCATGGGTGGCGTACGTCACTGACTCACTGCTCCGATGGTACATGCACCTACCGGCAGCCGAGCGGACGCTAGAAGCCTCGGGGTTCGGGGCAACCATTATCACGGCAGTTACGGGACTCCTCCCGTGGGTGTATCGAATTTACTCGGACGCCGCGAACGATTGGACGGCGCAGCAACCTACCGTCAGCAAAACGGTATCTATCACAACGGAGCAAAAGTAAGTGCAAACCGAAATTAGTTTTACCGCCCCGACAACGAACGCCGACGGCACGCCGCTCACCGAGGCGCTGACATTCACAGCGCTCATTGATACGGTCAACCCACCCATCAAGTCGTACGCGGTTCCCGCGACTGTCGCCCCCGTGGCGGGAGTCGTTACCGTGACGTTCGCGCAGCTTGGCTTCGTGCCCGTCAACGGCACGACCTACTACGTCGAAGTGACCGCGACCGATGCGAGCGGCGTGTCCGCACCGACGGCGGTCGACACGTTCGTATACGCTGTGCCGCCGAGCGCGCCGACAGGTTTAAAAGTTTCTTGAGCAGGTTGTGGGCTTGGCTCAAATCGTTGTTTTAATACCCATATGTTAGCCCTGATACTGCCGCTGCTCGAGAAGTTCTGGAAACCGCTGGCGGGCGCGCTGCTCGTCGGCGGGTTCCTGACGTGGCTCATCGTCCACGAGCGCAACATCGAGCACGCGAAGGATGCTACGGTCGATGCACGCGCCGTCACCCACGCCAACACCGCCGTAGCAAAGGACGATGCTACCGCTGCAACTGAGGAGTCCCACAATGCAATCATTTACGAAAAGGCTGTTGCTGTGCCTGCCGTTGGCGATATTGGCGTCTTGTGCCAGCGCACCGCCCGCGGTCGTGTTCCACTGTCCGCGCCCGACGCCGGCAAAACTGCCAGCGCTGGAAACGCAGCCGCCGACAGTACAGTCGGACCAGGAAAAGATATTTCAGGAGCTATTTTAACCCGGGCTCACGATGCGGACGCGCAGATACTTTATCTGCAGGGTCGTATCGCCGAGCTTGAAAAGCAGATGAACGACGCGCCTTAGTCCCATTTCCCGTATCGCGGTCCGCGCCATCCGCCCTTCGCCCGGACCGGCCAGCCGCGGGCGTACGCGGGCAAATCGTTAAGGCACTCCTCGAGCCCCGCGACGCTCTTGTTACCGAGCGGAGCCGTGTCGCACAGCCGGACCTCCGCGGAGGCTTCATCGTATGTCTGCATTACAATCGGGTACCCGGCGCGGTCTGCATTTAGCATTCCGTGCTGCATGATGTCGCGCGCCACGCCACCAACCGCGTTCTGCGTGAGCACCCCGCCGTAAAGGTCCATTCGTATCCACGCGGGCGGTCCTTTATCGGGGTTCGTGTTCCAGCCCATATAGGATAGGGCTTCCTCCCACGGGCTTGCATACGGGCGCGTGGACGCCATCAGCCGCGGCGCGTGGTACTGGATATCTCGCCCGCTCGGCAGGCGCATATACAGGCAGTCGTTCGCCACGCAGAAGCCAATTAGACCGACGTGGTGCCACGTGCCAGGGTACATCACGGCTTTAATGGCGGCGCCTTCAAGCCCGTATAGCTCTTGCCGCTCGCCGGGTCGGAACTTGTCGCGTGTCTGTCCGCCCCAAAATTCAACGATGCGCGGCACGCTGTCCCGGTATGCGAGAATCGCCGCCTTAATCGCTGCATCGTCCTGATAGTACTCATCGGCGCCGAACTTTTTCCAACCGCCGATCCACGAGGCGTACCCCCCGGACAACACGGCAAGCTTGCCTTGCTGGCGCAGCGGATGGTGCTTGCCTGTCTCGCGCTTATGGCGCACGAACTCCTCAAACGGGACGCCGGTCATGCGCGATATCTGTTCCTCGTACAGCATCCCGTGACCGTTGAATACGTCGAGTATCCATTGTTCGCCCGCGAGCGCTGCGAGCACGACACCCTCAATTGCGGAGTAGTCGGACGATATCAGCGTGTGCCCCGGCGCCGCCACGAACAGCGAGCGCAGGCAATTGTTCACGACATCGAGCGGACCGAGGCTCGGGTACGCTGCCTGCACGGCATCGAGCGAACGTGTCGCAATGACCGCGAGCGCCGCCTCGACCTCCTCGAGCGTATGCCACTCGCCCTTGTATAGATTCGCCGGCTGCGGACCGTACCCGCCCGTCCGCCCGTGGTGGGTGGCATGCATCTGGTACATCCCGTGAACGCGCCCGTCTTTCGCCGCCATCGCGTCCAGGGCATACAGTTTCTTGACGCTTGCGCTGCCGAGCATCTGCCGTAGTTGCAGGGCACGTAAAGACGGGTCGACCATGAAAGCTCGCCCTGCAATCTCGGCTGCGAGTCTAGCCGCTGTTTCGAGGCGTTTAATCTCGCCATCGATAGATTTCTCGGTCATGTCCGGCATATGCACGCCGCGCCCGGCGAGCCAGCCTTGTAGCTGCTTAAGCTCGGTCGGCTCGATACCGCCCGTCAGCGCGCGGAACTCGGGGCCGAATTTGTCGTACGCCTGCTCGACAATCGCAATGCAGTTCTCAACGCCGGCAAGGTCGACAGCATGCCCGCGGTCGTTTATTTCCTGGTCGAGAAACCATAGCTCTTGCTCGGGCGGGGAGAGGTCGCACACGCGGGACGAGACTTGATGCTCGGTCACGAGGTCGCCTAAGTTGTACGCTTTGTACTTCGCCCATTCGGCGGGCTCCTCGTGGGGGAGTGTGATTGTGCGCGGGTCTTTCTTCGTGGGATTGCGCGGAATCGAGAACATTTTCATGAGCCGCGAGCCGTCGGCGTCCTTCTTCGTAGGTACGTCGAGCACCTCTCCCAATGGACCGAGAGAGCCCGGGAAGCCGGCGGCTCGCGCTTTCACAGCCGAGCAGCGCTGTTGGCGGATGGACAGCGGCGGGAAGCCGAGTACCGGCACCGCCCATTCATTCCAGCTCACGCGCTCAAATTCGGCATTGTGGGACTCAAGTATGCCGCCCGCCGCGACGTAGGCGAGCAGCGGCGCCACGCAATCGAGGGGTTGCCCGTACTCCCATTGTATCGCCGTTATCCCGCCGAACTGCGGCGTAAGGTCGTACCCGAGAAGGACGATTCTAAATGTCGGGTGTTGCACGTACGGCCACACGCCGACAGCGGGCAGCCCACGTTTCTGCGAGGAGAAGCCGGGTAGGGAAGTCCATTTCCCTGCGTCGTGGTCCCATGCGAACCCGGCAGCCGATAGCGTCTCGAGGTCGAGAACAGGTAACGTCAGAATGGTATGCAATCCTCTGTGCAGTCAGGCCACTGCCATATGGCGGCTGGTTTCCCTGCCTGCGTAAACCCCGCGCGGGTTCCGTACCGCGCGGTGCCCCGCGACGCATTGCCGGTCGTCCAGTCAGCCTAGATACCCGTCCGACCGTAGCTGCTCGAGCGTCCAACCCGCCTTGATATACTCATCATACGCGACACCCTTGTGCGGCGGGCGTCCGACGGGTGCCGGCGGGGCGGCAGGGGCGGCAGCCGGGGGAGGCGGCGCGGCGGCGAGCGGCGGTAGCCCGGCGGCTGCCAGTCCCGGGGCGACAGCCACGGGGGCAGGCGCAGCGGCAGGGGGCGGTAGCTGCCCCGTAGACGGCGCAGGAGCGGCGGGGGCGGCAGGCGGTGCAAAACCACCGACCGGCGCCGCGGACGCGCCAGCGGGCACGGCGCCGCCGAATTTGCCCGCTACATCGATGCCCGCCGAAACAATCTTCGTGCCGTACCCTTTCAAGCCCACTGCATTGTGGTTTATGTAAATGCCGGGGCTCTTGCCGGTATTGCCCGCCATCGAGCCGAGTACCTGGATATAGTCGCCTGGCAGCACGGCACCCTTCGCCTCGAGTAGCGGCGGGTTCTCGGCGTTCGCTATCGCGTCGTACACTTTGGGGGCGAACGAGGAGGAGAATTTAATCACCCAACAGCCCTTGAAGCCCTCGCGGTCGCACGGGCGAGTCTTGCTCTTGCTTTTCGTGGATACGACGGTTGAATCGCCGTCGACAATCTTCCACGAGAAATCGGGAGCCATCGCCGCCGACCTGTCGCCGCCCGGGAACGCGGCGTGTGCGGTCGCCCACGCAAGCTGACCCCACCCCGGCTCGTTGGCGAAGTGCGCTTGCGTCTTCGGGACGGCAACGCCGAACTCGTACCGTTGCGTCGGCTTACCCGTATCCGGTCCGCTCTTGACGGTCATGGGGTTGCCGTCAAAATCCTTCGTCTGCGGCTCGTATAGCGAGCCCCACACGAACCGCCCAACCGGGCTTGTGAAATCGTTTCTCTGTGCTGTCGTCATTTACAAGACTCCTCGATTGGTGAAAATAGGAGGAAGGGGGCGGGCAACTCTCCCGCGTTAATTTGATCGCTATTCACTGGGCGTTGCCACGTGACCGGCCAGCTATTCGCTACCCCTCCCAAAAACTTATATCGCCGTCACGCTGTCGGCAGGCACGGGGTCGATATTGCCCGCCGTGGCGTTGCTCTCCGTGCCGTCGGGCGCGTCGGGCGGCGGTGCGGCCGGTGCAGCCTCTTTGCCCGGGTTCTCGTCGTCGGCCGGCGCGTGCGTGGTAGCGGGCGCCGTGCCGAATTTCAGCACCGACTGAACCGCCCAAAACGATGCCTCCTCGATTTTGCAATGCGCCTGGCGCAACGCCTCAGTAAGCCCCGGTTCGCCCGTTGTCGGGTTAATCGGCTGCAACGTTTCCAAGTATGCGTGAATCGGATTGAAAACTGACGCAACCTCGGCTGCTTTTATTTGCCGCTGTGGGCTGATGGGCTTCATGCGAATTTACTCCGTACTGATTTGTTGGTGTGAGGCGTCAACTTAAAGGCGCCGTTCGGTCGGGCAGCATATTGGTCGATGACCTTGGCGTCAAGCAATTTGCGGTCCTTCGCTTGCGTCGGCGTAATGAGCTCGGGCGGTTTGAGAAGCGACTTACCGAGCATACGCGCCGTACCCTCGACAACCTCGAGCGGCTGCGTCCACGCGAGGCGGCCGGCACTCTGCTCGAGCGCCCAACCCGGAACGTTTTTACCCGTGCGAATCATCGACTCGGCTACGGCGGCGAGTCCGGTTTCGCGTGCTTCCAGGCGTTTCACGAACTCACGCACTAGGGAGAGCTCGCGCCCTACCTGTTCGGGCGTCGCCACCATCGGGTCCGCCCGCCCGGCGAAGTCTATCGCGTGGTAAAACGCCTTGTCGTACGCCGGGCAGTGCGTGCGCGCCGGGCAGTGCGTGCAGTGCGGGCCGGTTTTGAGCGGCGGCTCAGCACTGTCGGCTTGCCTAATCGCCTCACGCATGCGTTCTGTATAATGCAAGAGCCCGGCGGTTCGTATCGTCCACGTGCGAATCGGCGACGCCGAATAGAAGCGCGGCTGTACGACGGTCATTTCGACGGTAATGCCTGGTCGGTCAACCCATGAGCCCTCGGGGAATAGTTCGTCGAGTGCGCCAATGGCGTACGCGAGCAACTGCCAATTCTCGAATTCATCGACGTACTCAAACCCGAATTTATAATCGGCGAGCCGCAGCGTGAGGGTGTCCGGGCTCCATTGCCGCGCGTCGGGCGTGCCCCAACAATCGGTCGGGTGCAGTCGACGGATTTGCACGGGTGTCTCGATATGCGCCGGGAAGCCCTCGAGCGCCTCGACCCATCGCGCCGCGCCGTCGAGCATGTCTTGAGTTATCTCGACGCCATTGGATGCGATGTTCCGCCCGGCAGGCGTCCACCCGTGGCAGGACGCAGCCAACGCGGCTATCTCGTGTCCCGCCTCGCCCTCTTTCGACGCCTCGGTTTCGGGCTCGGGCGGCAAGAGGCTGGATTGCCTCAGCCACCCTGGGCAGTTCACGGTTAAATACATCGAGGACGGCGCGAACCGCGCGTGACTGCCGCTCACGTTGCTAGCACCCGGTCGATTGCCGCGTTGACCGTCTCAATCATCGTAGGCTTGTCGATGAGCGCGGCGAAGTCCTGCACGCCGAGCCCGACCGCTGCCATCGCTGCAGCGGTCTGATCGTCGGTGAGTTTCTTCGCATTAGTGGCGGTCACAATCTTTTGCATGAGCCCGCGGAAATCAATCGCCGACGGCACGACCGCAGCCGGGGCAGCAATTCCAGCCGTAGGGGCGGGCCGGGGCGGGGCGGTTGGCGCAGTAGCGGCAGCCGTCGGGGCGGGAGTCGCTGCCGGCGGCGTCGACGCTAAAGGGGCGGGCGACCCCGCCGCGGGCACGAAACCGTGCTCAGCTTCGACCGCTGCTACGGTTTCCTTTTCAACGCCGCGCTTGTACTTCCATTGACCGCCGATGGTTTTCGCGCGGTTCGCCGCGTGAATGCGACCATCCCACGGCAGACGGCGCGCGTCTAACTCTGCCACCACTGCCGGGCCAGGCGGGGCAGGCGTCGCAGGCGGCACGCTAGACACGGGCACGCTGTATGGAACGGGGGGCGGCGGGGGCGGGGCGAGGGGAAGCGACACCGCAGTCGTGAGGGACGTCACGTTGCCTGCGTCGTCGGTTTCTACGTCGAGGTCTGGCGCGCCGCCGTCGTTCTGGTCGAACTCAGGGGGCAGCACGATTGGAGCCCGGGATGGCGGCGGGGGCGGCGGGGCGGCGACGGGGCTCGGCTCGCTGCTAACCTCGCCCAGATTGTCAATGATTCTTTGTAGGTCGCTCGTGTCGACGCTAACCTTAACGGTCTGCTCGGCGTCAACGACGCCGGCCATGCGCAAGAGCGACTGCGCGACCTCTTGCAAGTCATCTTTCGTGGTGTCAATAACGAGGGTAATATGCACGTGCGGACTCCATTAGCGTGGTGGCGAGAGGTTGACACAGCCGTCAGAGTCCGTCAAGTTACGCGCCATGCTTAGAGACTTCCAACTATCGCTTAAACAGCGCGTCTATGCCGCGTGGGGGCGAGGCGCCCGCAACGTGATGGTTGTCACAGCCACGGGGGGCGGCAAGACCGTCTTATTCTGTAACATCGTCGCCGAACTCGACCGTCCCACCATTATCAACAGCCACCGGCAAGAGCTCGTCGGGCAAGCCGCGCTAGCCCTAAACCGCGAGCAGGTACCCCACGGCATCATTGCCCCTAAAGCCATCCAGCGCCAGATAGTCACGCTCGAGCAAGAGACGCACGGGCGCAGTTTCTACAGTCCCGCTGCGCATACCCGCGTGGCGGGCGTAGATACGCTCGTCGGGCACAATGCAAATGACCCATGGCTGCGGCAGGTCGAAATCGTCGTGCAGGATGAAGGGCACCATGTCTTGCGCGAGAATAAATGGGGGCAGGCACAAGCGATGTTTCCGAACGCGCGCGGGCTGCTCGTCACTGCACACTGTATCCGCGCCGACGGCAAGGGGCTCGGGCGGCAAGCCGACGGGCTCGTGGACGAGCTAATCGTAGGTCCGTGCGGGCGCGAGCTCATCTCGCGGGGATTTCTCTGCGACTATCGGCTGATCGCGCCGCCGTCCGACATTCACGTTGAGGATATCGAGATAGGCGCCGCGGGAGAGTACAACTACAAGCAGGTGCGGGCTGCGGTCCACTCGTCCAAGACTATCGTTGGTGACGTGGTAGCGCATTACCTCAAATTCGCCGTCGGCAAGCTCGGTATCACGTTCGCTGTCGACATCGAGGCTGCCACGGAAATCGCGGCGAAGTACCGGGCGAGCGGCGTAGTAGCCGAGGTTATCACGGCGAAAACACCGCTCGCCGTTCGCAGCAATCTCATGCGCCAGTTTCGTGCGCGGCAGATTTTGCAGCTTGTCAGCGTCGACGTACTCGGCGAAGGCGTGGACGTGCCCGCCGTCGAGGTCGTCAGCATGGCGCGTCCGACCGCATCGTTTCAGCTATACGGGCAACAGTTCGGACGGGCGTTGCGGCTCATGCTGACCGACGAACAGAACCGCACCTGGAACGAACGCACCGACGGGCAGCGACTCGCCGAGATTGCCGCGAGTGTGAAACCGAAAGCCATCATAATCGACCACGTACAAAACTATGTACGGCACGGGCTGCCCGACGTCGAGCGCGAGTACAGCTTGAACCGCGCCGAACGCCGCAGCCGCAAGAAACCGTCGGACGAAATCCCGATGCGCTATTGCGTCAATCCCGAGTGCTACGCGGCGTACGAGGCGGCACTGTCAGCCTGCCCCGAGTGCGGCGCCCCGAAACCCCCGCCCATGCGCCGCTCGACCGCCGAAGAGGTCGACGGCGACTGCATGGAACTCGACCCCGAATTGCTCGCCGAGATGCGCAAAGAGCAGGCGCGCATTGATGGTCCCGCCAAGATACCGCCCGGCGCCGACCGGGTAATGATGCTGTCAATTCATAAACGGCACAATGAGCGCTTCGACTCGCAGCAAGAAATGCGCCGCGCGCTCGGGCTGTGGATGAGCCATCAGCTATCGCTCGGGCGCGACGCCGCGGAGGCCCGCCGCCGGTTTTTCTACAAGTTCGGCATTGATACCGTCCACGCGGGTCTGCTCGGCACGCGAGAGGCGGACGACTTGCGTGATAGGATTGCCGCCGCGAATACGGAGAGCGGTATCGTTGAAGCGAGTAACCCGTAAAATGATAAACCGCAAGCGAATGTGCCGCTGTGATGGGTTTTGGTTTCCGCACCGCGCGGGCTCGCGCAGCGACCGATTCCCGCCGGGCTGTACGGCGCCTCTCAAATCTGCTAGGGGGAAACGGAAATGAGTAGCGAGAGTAACGTACAGAGCCGTGTTCGCCTAGAAGCACAGTCCCGCGGCTGGCGGCTGTGGCGCAACAACCGGGGCGCCGGGCAAATGGCGAGCGGCAACCACGTGAGATACGGACTCGCGAATGACTCCAAGCAACTCGGCGACGTGCTCAAATCGGGCGACCTCATCGGCTGGCGCCCCGTGGTCATTACCCCGGATATGGTCGGGAAGTGTCTAGCTCAGTTTGTGTCGGTCGAGTGTAAAGGGACCGACAGTCGCACCGACCGCGGCCGGCTCGAGGCTCAACAGCATTGGGCGGACCTCGTGAATAGGGAAGGCGGTTATGCGGTATTTGTGTCCGAGCCCGAAAAACTATAGGCTAACGCGCGCATCAAGGAGTTTCTACAAATGAACAACCCCTATACCTTCACGCGGGCAAAGATACTGCGCGCGGCGCGGACCCTCGCACGCCGGCACGGCATTGACCGCGTGCTCAAACGCCACGTGGCAGAGCATCTCGGCTGCGCGACCGGCACCATTAACACGCATTTCGGCACCATGCAAGCACTGCGTGACGCCGTGGTCGACGATACCGATATAAACGATACAAGCATCTTTACTGGTCGCGCGCGCCGCAAGTGAATCCACTCCTCGCCGCGCTCGGTGCGCGCCGACAGTTCGTCGTCTATAAGCTCGTCCCGCTGCCGGACGGGCGTACAGATAAGGTGCCGGTAGACCCGGCAGCCGGGCGAAACTCGGACGCGCAGAATCCCGCGACATGGCTAACGCCAGTCGTTGCGCAGGCAGGTGCGCTTGCCCTCGGCGCGGGTCACGGTGTAGGTATCGTGATTTTCGAGGGCTGCGGTCTTTTCTGCATCGATATTGATAATGGCATTGACGCCGACGGCAGTCTGTCAGTGCTTGCGGCCAAACTCGTGTCAGATTACGCCGGGTGCTACGTCGAGCGCTCGCAGTCCGGCAAGGGTCTGCACATTATCGCTTCCTACGTCGGCGAGCCCCCGGCGCACTCAACGAAAAACATCGATTTGCACATTGAGCTCTACACGCGGCGGCGGTTTATCGCGCTCACGCAGGGCGAGGGCGACCCGCTCAAGGACGCGACTAATTCTCTGTGGGCTACCGCGTTCACATACTTTCGCCCCAAAGTCCGCGAGGAAACGGCGGAATGGACGACGACCGACGACCCGGCTTGCACCGTCCGTGGCACCGTCGATGAACGCATTGCGCAAGCCCTCAAGATGCGCAGCATCGGCGCGAAGCTCGGCAACGGTAAGGCGACGTTCGCCGACCTATGGAACGCTAACGCCGACGTGCTCGCCGCCACGTGGCCGGGAAACGGAGGGAAGGATTATGATGCATCGAGCGCTGATCAATCGCTCTTTAATACGCTCGCTTTTGTGTTCGGCAATAATTGCGACACAATGCAGCGCGTTGCCCTCGAGCACCCGGACTGCAAGCTACGCCGAGAAAAATGGGAACGCGAAGATTATCTACGCTCAACCATACTCAAAGCCGTGGCGCTACCGAAACGGTGGCGGGTCACGGCGCGGCGCACCGCCCCGGGTCTTCCCGCGGCTGTGGCTCCCGCTCCTGCGCTCACCGAAACACCGCACCCGCCGCCCGTACCGCTAGCCCCACCTCCGCCGTCGGCAATGCCGGCAGCGGTACCCGAGTCCTTTTTCAGTTGCACCGACCAGGCGAACGCGAAGCGATTGCAGGACAGATACGGCGCGCAGTTAATCAGCGTCGCGGGGGACTTCTACTCGTGGGACGGGCGGCGTTGGGCATCCAATGAGGGCAAGCCGCGCGATTTCGCGTGTCATCTCTCACAAATGGTGCTCGCCGAGCGAAACGAAATAAAGCGTGAGCTCGACGCGCTGCAAGCGCAAGCAACCGAGGGGCTCGGCGATGCGATTCTCAAGGCTCAAACCGAGATAGAGATGCTCGGTAAATGGGCATCGAAATGCGAGAACGTCGCCACGCAGAATAGTGCGCTTGCCATCCTGCGCGATCTCCTCGACGTAAAGATAGAATCGCTAGACGCAAACCCATGGCTGCTCAATTGTCTCAACGGCACCATCAACTTAAAAACCGGACGGCTACTGCCGCATGATTCGGGGCAGCTTATTACGAAGCTCGCGCCCATTGCCTACGACCCCGCCGCCAAATGCCCGCGCTTTAAAAAGTTCCTCGCCGAGATATTCGTAGGCGACTTGGACCTCGTTGATTTCATGCAGCGCTGGTACGGGTATGCTGTGACGGGCGATGTCCGCGAGCAAAAGATTCTCATTAAGCACGGTCCCGGCGGCAACGGTAAGGGTACGCTCACGATTGCCGTTAATAACGTGCTCGGCGAATACTCATCTGCCGCAACGTTCGGGCTGCTCACGGGTAAGGACAACAGCGGCTCGACATCGCAACTGGCAGAGATAGCCGCGCTGCGCGGTCGGCGCCTCGTGGTCGCGTCCGAGTCGGACGACGGCGCGAAACTCAAAGAGGCGCACTTAAAGCAACTCACGGGCGGCGACACCCTGACCGGCAAGCGGCTGTACGGGCAATTGTTCTCATTCCGACCGTCGCACAAGCTCGAATTGCTCACCAACCACAAGCCGGTCATAAAGGGCGCGGATTTCTCAATCTGGCGCCGCATTATGTTGCTATCGTTCCCCGTGAAGTTCGGAAGCGCCCTTGAGGTCGAGCGGGGCGATGCAATGGTGATAAAAGACCTCACGCTCGACGGTACGCTGCTCGAGGAGGCGCCCGGTATTCTCGCCTGGATAGTCGCCGGGACCGCCCTGTGGCTCTCCCAGGGGCTCTCGCCGCCCGCCGCGATTCTCAATGCGTCGGCTGAGTATCGGGAGTCGCAGGACCACGTAGGCGAGTTCCTCGCCGAAATGTGTACGGTAACGCCTGGCGCGCGGCAGCCCTTGCCGTCGCTGTATAAGGCGTACTGTGCGTGGTGCCGCGAGGCGGGGCGTGACTACCCCATGATTCGTCAGCGCCTCGTGGACGAGCTCGACAGACGCGTGCCGCAGTTCGTACGTCCAGACCGCACCAAACGCACCGCGGAGGGCACCTACGTAATGGGAATCAAGCTGAATCCCGTGGGCTAATCGAACGGGTCGCGCCAATTCGGAATCAAGTCGCGCGTCAAGAATACGGCTAAGGCTTTGGCTCGGGCTCTGTCGCTGCAGGACAGGTAGGCCGTGAGATGAGCGGGCAGGCGGCCCCTCGGATAGAACATCAGGCGCGTGTCGTCAGGATGATAGATGGCGACCACGCCGGACTGCAACACCATAGCGTTAATTTCGGCGCCGGTTTTCACGACGCTTACGCCTCCACTCGCGGCGTACGGATAGCCCTAACATAAAGTATGTCGCGGCAAAGGCTGCGAGCGCGAACTTAATCAGCATCGCCCTACTCCGTAGTTTCTCCTATCGATTCTATCAGTATCGCCACGCAGAACACCAACACTAGAACGGTGCAGCCGATGCCCGCCATTGTGTACGTTAACACTTTCATGCTCCTACCTTACGTTGAGATTCGCATGCATTGCAATGGCAGAGCGCGAGCACACCGAACGCCGAGCGCCCGGCATATTTCGGCGCGTACTTTCGAGCCGCCCCGTTGTAGTGGCGTATGGTGCCCTGCCCCGCAGGCACAATTGCCCCGCACCGGCTGCATACGTCGGCGGTACGGTTCGTGACGCTCACGTGGCGCGTACCGCCCGCGCCCTCTTGCGAGCCCGCTTCGCCTCGGCGGCGGCGATACGTTCCGCGCTGCCCTCGGCGGTGCGCTCACGATGCACGCGGTTGCCGTTGGTGATTTGTTTGCGAGGGTGCAGCCCGGCGGCGAACAGCGCGGCGAGTAGTGAGGTTTGCCCGTCGTGGTTGCCGCTGTTCATTCCACACCGCTCAGTGATGCGTGCAGCTTAATCATCTGAATCGCTAGGCCGTATTCCTGCGCGTGCTCGTTGGTGCCGTGCGTCCTGTCGACCGCAGCGGCGAAGTCTAGCAGCGATCCCCAGAAACATCCGGCACGCACCCATACGCCGTCGTCAGTAACGAACGCGAGCAGCGTATCAGCGCGAGAGCCTAGCGGACCAATCTGCAAGACTGGGCGTTTGCCGACTAATTTTATAGTCTTACCGTTCGCGCCGCGGAGGTCCGCGCCGCGGAGGTTCGCGCCGCGGAGGTTCGCGCCGCGGAGGTTCGCGCCGCCGAGGTTCGCGCCGCCGAGGCCCGCGCCGTGGAGGTACGCGCCGCCGAGGTCCGCGCCGCCGAGGTCCGCGCCGTGAAGGTACGCGCCGTGGAGGTTCGCGCCGTGGAGGTACGCGCCGTGGAGGTACGCGCCGCCGAGGTCCGCGCCGCCGAGGTCCGCGCCGCGGAGGTTCGCGCCGCGGAGGTTCGCGCGGCAGAGGTTCGCGCCGCGGAGGTCCGCGCCGCCGAGGTTCGCGCGGCAGAGGTTCGCGCGCGCCTTAACCGCAGTCTCGACGGTCAATTTAATTGACGGTGCATCATCCTCGAATATTACCGCGTCGGAAAATTTGTTTAATATTTTCATCGTACCAACTCCACTACGATTACGAGCAGAAACCCGATGATCTCAACCGCGAGCATCATGGCGACGTATCGGGCTTGGCGTTCAGCTGCCTCGGTTGCGCGGCGTGACAGGGTGCGCTGTGTCGCGTTCGGCTCGTAGTTCATGACGCCGCCCGTGCCCGACCGACAAGCCGGAACGGCAGGCGAACCGGCTCGATTGCCGTCAATATCGGATACGTCGGTTTCGGCTGCGTGATGCCACGTGAGGCGAGGTACGCAACAGCAGCTTTGTGCTTGCGACTGTGCGGGCTACAGGGGTCTTTTGGTTTGCGTTTCATGTGGGCAATTCTGACCGAGGCTGACGCGGGCGTCAACGGACCTACGTCACATTATCGACATGTCGGGCGCATCCGCCACGTGGTAGCCGAGGAGCACTAGGGGCGCCAGGGTCGACACGACAACGATCCCCTTTGCCTTGGGCGGTTTTAACTCAATCACGCCGACCAGCCCGATGCGCCCTGTAAGCACGCCGACCCTATCGTCGGGCGTGCAGACGACGCACGGATTAACCGACGTTATCATTGCCGGCGCCTCCCTCGGGCGCATCAGGTAGCGGCACCCAGAAGTCTGGATACACGCGCGACCCCCACGAGTCGGTAGGATCGTTCCCGGCCCACCACCAGCCTTCGTTCGCGCGAATCCATCGGTTCCCACTCACTCATGATCGACTCCCTTTTGAGGAGTCGAATTCTCGCGTAGCAGCGATACCGTCATCATGACCACGATACCGAGTATTAGCAGCAACGGCGCCTTCTGAATGCAACCGTAGAGTGCCAGGCCGCAAAACATTTGTGAGTCTTTCATATCTTCGTTCCTCCTCCTCCGAGTTCGACTCCCTTTTGGGGCACCGAATTCATGATCGCGCGCCCGATGATTTCTGCCGCGTATGGAGTGACGGCATTCCCGAGCTGGTGCAGTCGGTCCATCCTGCCGGGAAGCCCATCATCCATTCCCAGAGGCGCGGCGTAGTCCGTCCAGCTGTAGCGTGGTACAGCTTGTAAGCAGGCCATTTCGCCATCGAAGGAGCGTCGTGATTCGCCTTTGCCGTGGGCGTAGGCCAGCCAGAAGATACGAGAGCGTCCGCGGCTTCTGAGTGGTGGCGAAGTATCGATTTCAACCGGCCACACCCAATAGCCGCATGCCTCCAGATCGCGGCACACCCGCTCAGTTCCGTCATCGCCAATCCCAGGTACATTTTCAGCGACAACCCAAGTTGGTCGCGCGTCACCGATGCACCGCCTGAATTCGGGCCAGAGGTCAATGGCGTTGTTCCGTCCTCGAGCGGCTGTGCTGGTGAACTGACAAGGGAATCCCCCACAAAATAGGTCTGCGTTGAGAGTGCGTGCATCTAGCGTCCTAATGTCCGGATGGCAAGTAACATGAGGCCAATGCCGAGCAAGCACAGCACGACACTTAGCGTCAGATTCACAAAATGTTGTCGTCTCCATTCCCGCGCGTTCCAATCCAAGGGCAAATCCTCCTATGCCTGAGAAAAAGTCAGCAACCTTCACTCGTTGCCCCTTTGGGGCACCGTGCGGCCATTCTGATCTTGCCCGTCCAGCAACCTGCCCGCGATCACGTAGGCGTCCCAGACCCCGTTCGGGTGTCGATCCGGGCCCGTGTACTCGCGGATGGTTTCAAGGCCGACCTTTAATCGCTCGCAGTGCTCGCACTTCATTTTAAATACTCGCCTCGCCCTTGTGCTTAACGGCGGTCGGTGCGGGCGGCAACGGCGTGCAAACTGCGGCGAGCGCGATACCTTCCTTAGCCTTGAGCTCGGGGAGCATCTGCTCGAGCCCCTTCTGACACGCCTCGAGGTTATCCGCTATGCCGAGCACCTGACCGCCGATCGCTTTGCCGTTCTCATAGCCGACCACGATGACCAGCTGCGGGACATCCGCGCTCGGCTCAGCGCCGTACGCCGGGTGCGTGCACATATACATTGTGACCATCACGCCGACGACCATCACTGCGGCAATGAACGTGCGGAAAAACGGGGTTGTAGCTTTCACTTCAAACACTCCTCGTAGAATGGGGTAACGTTGTCGGGATAGATATAATACGGCGTGCGCCCCGCTGCGCGACACGCATCCGCGCTTAAATTTTCACCTTGCCCTTGCGGGTCGAACTCCCAGTGCTGACGGTGCGCAACGGGCACCTCCCCGTCGTCTAGCCGAACATTCATCATAGCCCACCCGCCCACAAAACCGACGGCGAGAATACCTATCACTGCGAGCCAGTCTTTCACGCTGCTCATTACGGCTGCCCTCCATCCGCTATCGCATACATAATTTTCTCATCCGGGTCAGTGCGCTCCTCGAGAGGAACGCTTATCGCCTTGTGGAAGGTATTGCGCGCGACGAACATCAGCTGACAGCACGCGCAGTCGGTGCTCGGTCGTATCTTCGCCGTATAGGTCGGGTGCCGCGGGCAACGCAAGGTAATCGTAAAACTCATATCGCCGCCTCGTACTCCTCGGCGTACGCCTGCGAGGCTCGCGCAGCCTCAATGAGCGCTATCTCACCGCACGCGGCGTAGGCTGCGCGCATGAACTGGCGAGGCGTCCCGTGTGTCTCGCGCATAATCGCAGCCGAGGAGCAAGGCGGCACGCGCGTGCAGTACGAGGCGTGCCGCTGCACGGCGAGCATGTGACCACGCAAGAGCCGCTGCGCATAGGGCGTCACGTCGGGGAGGTCGTCGATGCCGCTCACAGTAAAGTGTCCGAGCCGACGGGGAACGTTGCGGGGCGCGGCTCACTAATCCAACCATTCGCGTGCGCCTTGCAGAATCCTTTGAAACTCCACCACCCCGCGAACTGCCCCCGCTCACGATAGCGCGCTTGCAGCACGCGGAGGTACTGCCGCCGGTAACGGCGCCCCGCCAGAAACTTACGGCGTATCCAGGCGAATCGCCGCAAACGAGCTAACTCAGCGTCGGTCAGATTCATAGCATGCGACTCCTAGCCGAGCGGAAAATATTGACCTAATGGCTTGATGCTCGCGCAGGCGGCTCAACGGGACATAGCGCCCGAGGCGGTACAGGCACCGTAGGCACGTGACATCATCCTCGGCCGGGCTCGCCGCGAGCTTTCCCCAGACATCACCACTGCAGAGCGCGAACAGCTTATCGCCGCGAGATCCGCGTGCGTGAATTTTAAGAGGCGGTCGAGCCATGTCTTGAGTGTAGGCATGCTCTGACAGAACCGTCAATGTTGGTCTGACATATCGGCGCGATTTCAATATCCCGATTCAATATCCCGATTCAATAATCGTCGCCGTCGCCCGAACCCTCGCGCGATAATTCATCGTCGCACGCGGTCTCGTACTCGTGATGGTCGCAGTCAGGGGCGCAAGTTGTGGGTCGCATGGCGGGCTCGCTCCGTGGGGTTCGGAGCCATTATCCCGCATGCTGCGGCGCAATAGTCTAGCCAGCTTGCAATTTTGCGCGCCGTGCCGCGCGCGCCGTATCGACGTTGCGCAGCGTTTGGCGTTGCGATGTAGTTAGGTGTGCCGTGTGGTGCGCCAGCAGCGCAGGGTCTTCCCTCAGCAATTTAACGGCAGCTTCGTACCAACCGGCATTCTCCATGAAGCGAAACGCCCCTTGCGCCTCGATACCGCTAGCGTCCTTGAAATACACGGCGCGGAGCGGTGCGTGAAACGAGAACGGGCTATGCAAGTCGGACCTCGCATCGCGGTGTAAGCAGCTCTTGCACGCGCCTGTAGAGACGTACCGCTCGACTACGTGCCCTCTTTTGCACGGTTCTCCCGTGAAATACCGCTTTAAACCGAGCGCGTGCGCGTTGTCCCGACTGATGATGTTCATTACATTGGATCCTTTCGATTAGTGTACAGATGCACATTTAGGTACCCTTACAACCAGCCACCTAAATTTATTACATACATCACTAACTGTCAATATCTTGTATAACATAATAATATAAATAAATATTACGCGATGATATAGTATGTAATAAAATGAGGTGGCTGGTTGTAGGGGTACCTAAATGTGCATCTGTACACTACGGTTCGCAAGCGGCTCAGACCCCCGTGTGGACGTGTGGCTTGCGTGGACGCCTTGCGAACCGTTAGCCTTGCCGTATGAGCAGTACGCCTAACACCACGGCCGTAGCGCTGCCCTCCGCAGCCCCCCATACCCGCCCCCTGACCGGGCGGCAGGAGCGGTACGCCCGCTGCGTGGCGGCCGGCATGTCCTACGCCGAGGCGTTCCGACAGGGTGGGCTCGTGGCTTCGACGGTCGGCTCGCAGTCGCAACAGATAAGCGACCTGAACCGCAATCCGGGCGTGCGCGCTCGAGTGCGCGAGTTGCGAGCCGCGGTTGACGCCGAGATCGTGTCGACGCTCACAGAGCGCATGGCGTGGTTGCGGCTCATCATTAACGCGGACCCCGAGGAGCTCTCGCGCGTCGTGGTCGACCCGTGTGACCATTGCTGGTCAACTGCCCTGGTCGCCGAGGCGTGGGCGGCTCACTTCGACCCGAGCCCGTTCGCCGAGGAGCGCCCCCCGCAGCCGAACACCATGAAGCCTCGAGCCGGCTGCACGCACTGCAAGGGTCGCGGGTATCAGCGGGTCGAGCTCACGCCGACCGACGAGTTGAGTCCGGAGGGGCGCGCGCTGTTCAAGGGCGCGAGCCAGGACAAGGACGGCGTGATAACGATCAGCACGCAGAGCAAGTCGGAGGCGGCTGAGATGTTGAACAAGCTGCAGGGCGCCTATGTGTCGCGGTCGATGAATTTCAATGCAACCGTGAATATGTCAACGGCGCGCGAGATGAACCCTGCCGATCTTGCAAGCCTAATCGCTTCGTTTGATACTTGATGGCTATGGCGCTGTGTGCTGTTGATTACTTAATGCGAGCCGTGAAATGACCCCGGCTGAGGCTGCCGACGCCGCGAGCGAAGCCGCATTCGCCGCGATGATGAAGCCCTCGCCCGTCGCGCTGCATTTCGAGATGGTGCGCAAGGTCGGTCCATCGTTCATAGCTTCGCTCACCGACGACGAACGGCTCGCGCTAGCAGCCTACGCTTTACGGCGCCGAGAACTTGTAGAAGTGTACGGCGCAGCGGCGGCCGATATGCAGGCGCGAGAGGATCGGCTCATGTGGTTGCGCAAAGTGCCTGAAAAGCGTGTGCCGTGCCTGCGCCATTATTACGGGCGGACCGCCGACGGGATGGCAACGTTCATTGACCAATGGGGCTACACGAACGACCCGCGGCTAATCGCCGACGGCGTGAACCCGGTCATTGCGTTTCACCTGTTCCCACGCCAACGCGAGATGGTACGGTGGATGCTTGGCTGTTGGCTCGACTCAAAGCCGGGCGTTGTCGTCAAGTCGCGCGACGTCGGCGCGTCATGGGTCGCTATGGCGATACTCTGCACGCTGTGCATCTTCCGCACGGGGTTCGCCGCGGGCATCGGTAGCGCGCTCGAAATCAAGCTCGACCGCTCGGGCGACCCGGACACGCTGTTCTACAAGGTCCGCTCGTTCCTCGAGTACCTGCCACCCGAGTTCAACGGCGGGTTTGATATGACAAAATGCAGCGCTGACAAGCGCGTATCGTTCCCGCTTACGGGGTCGAGCATCACGGGCGAGGCGGGCGACATGGCGGGTCGCGGCGGTCGTAAGGCGATATTCATCGTCGATGAGTCGGCGCACTTCGAACATCCCAAGATTATCGACAAGAATCTTTCTGCCAATACCCGTTGTCGTATCGACATGTCGAGCGTGAACGGCATGGCGAACAGCTTCTACACGCGCGCCCACAATCCAGCGATACGGCGCTTCGACTTCACCTGGCGCGACGACCCGCGCAAGTCGCAAGCCTGGTACGAGCAGCAATGCGCCGAGCTCGACGAGGTTGTCATCAAGCAGGAAATTGATTGCGACTTCGCCGCCTCGCTCGAGGGTGTGTGCATCCCGTCCGCGTGGGCGCAAGCCGCGGTCGATATCGACAAATTCCTAGGCATCGACCTCGAGACTGGCGCGCTGCGGGCCGCGATGGACATTGCCGACCAGGGCAAGGACAAAAACGCGCTCGCCATCGGCAAGGGTCGCAAGGTCAAGCACGTCGAGCAGTGGTCGGGCAAGGGCTCGGATACGGGCTACAGCGTGCAGCGTGCGTTCAACGTTTGCGAGGAATGGGGCTTGACGGCGATGGACTACGACGCGGACGGCATGGGCGGCGCGGCTGTTCACTCCGATGCGCGGCTCATTAACGAGGCGCGAACCGAGGCGCAGTCCACGATGAAGGACGCCGAGGCGTATTTCAAGCACGGCACGATTGCGACCCACCCGTACCGCGGGAGCGAAGCCGTTGTCCGCCCCGAGCAGATAGTGCCGGGTACGAAGCGCAAGGCGAAAGACCTATTCTTGAACCGCAAGGCGCAGACGTGGTACGCGGGGCGGCTCGGCTGTTATCACGCCTGGCGAGCTCGCAAGGGCATGACGTACGACTCGCAATTGATTATCTGCATCGACGGCGCCTTGCCGTTGCGCGATTTGCTGCTCTCGCAGTTGTCGCAAGCCACGGTCAAAGAGACGCTCACGGGCAAGATTCAAATCGAGAAAGCGCCCGACGATGTGGCGAGCCCCGATCTTGCCGACGCAGTGTTGATGATGCTCGCCCCGCGCAAGCAGAGCATGACGAACATGGGCGCCATTCTCGCGACCGTGCAAGGTCAGGTAATGCCTACGGCGCGTCGAGGTTGACGGCGCGGCGCGGCGTGGCCCACACTGCCGGTATGAAATATCAGGCGACGTACTTGCAGGAAGTCGTGCAGCCGATCACTGCCACGAGTCGCGAGTACGCCGAGGCGTATGCCAAGAATTACGCGCGGAACAACGGCGTGCTGCTATCGAAGCTCGAGCCCGTGGGCGAGGACGACCCGGCATTGACTGAACAGACCTACCCGCCTTAGACTGGGGGCGGTTTCCGTGCTTTACCTCAAGCCGGCGCAGGTCGGCCGACTCTTGGCGTTTGACTCCTCCGCCGTGGTGGGAGTCGGCGCGACCAGCGTCAAATCCTTCCGATACTTTGCGCTGACCGGCGAGCGCATCCCGAGGGAATTTATCACCTTGGACACGTTCTGACGGGATTGTCCCGCTGCGATCGCTGCCGCGCGTACCGAGCCGTGCTTGTGTAGCATGCGATGCCAGTACCGCCGGTCGAACTCATGCTTTGCGTCGGCGTATCTCATGATCCTTCACCGAGTCCTAGCCGAAACAATCCGGCGATAATCAACCAGAACATTCCGATATTGACTAGCCGCATGAGCAGCAAGGCGAACTCGTACGCGCGCCCGGCGGGTTGCCCCGTGGGTTTCATTCGGCAGGCCACGGCAACTGTTTCGGCGGGTAGCCCGCAGCGCGCTCGGCGAGCCAGTCTTGCACGGCCACGGCGTCGCACCGCTGATCGTACAGTCGACTCATGGGGTAGCGCGTGAGCGGGCGCCCGTGCAGCCGGACCCGCTTGGAGGTGTCGGCGACGTAGAACGGACCGTTCCTCGTACCGAATAGTTCGTAGGTGCTCATTTGATGGTGCCTGACACGCCGCACATAAATTCCCATTCCTGACTGGCGATCGTGCCTCCGTCCGCCACCACTTGGTCGTCCGCGAGGAGCGTACCGCGCATGTCGCTAGTGAGGATTTCGCCGACGCCGGTCGGGCACGTGTCCCGGTCAATCGCGACGTAGTGGAACATGCTCGTACCGTCGGGGGCTGTTTGGCGCTCGATGCAAACTAGCGCGTGTACCCCCTTATCACTGTCGACGGCTTTGCACGAGCCGCGTTTAAATGCGAATGCGGCTGTTGCGTTCGATGTGACCGTGACCCATAGGGGCGCCTCGGCGTGCGCCGCCACGGTGGCGAGCGCGAGAAACAAAGCTAGAATTTTCATATTTATCTCCAAAAAAGTAAGATGACTGCGGAGAAGGACGCGCGCCGCACGCGCCGGTCGGTGTCGGCGACGTAGAACGGGCCGCCTCTCGGGCCGAATAGTTCGTAGTTGCTCATATTTAGCTCCTATCTACAGACAGAGATCGATATCAGTAGGGTTTTTCGCACACATCACGTACGTTGCGCGGTCGATGCTGGCGAGCGTGTGGCTTATGTCGCGCAGTTCATACGCGCAGTAAAGGAGCGCTACGAGCGTTGCGACACGCGCTAGCCCCGACCCGACGACAACGCCTAGTTGGTAGCAACTCATAGACCCGCCTTTACGAGCGCGGCGCGTGCCTGATCTGATACGCCGCCGGTCGCGTCCTTACCGTAGACGTCGAGCATTAGGCGCAGCGCTTCCGCCATATCCGGCGCGGCAGCGACGAGCTTGGCGTTGGCGGCGCCCTCTGCCTCGCTCCATACAGGGAAGATTTCGGCGATGCGCATCAGGTCCGGGCGATTGTTGCCTGCCTTGGCGCGGATATAGTCGCCATCGTCGCTCCACGGTCCGGGTGTGTGTTTCGTTTGGTTGCTCATTTCGTTTAACTCCAAAAAAGTAAAATGACCGCGCCGAACCCTACGACGAACCCAAGCAGGTTAAGAGCGATCCGGGCGACTGTGTTGGCTAGAATGTCCATGTCTTGTATTGTCGGCTGTTCCCGGCCGGACTGCAGCGACGCCCGTCACAGTTCGGCGAGCCCGGGAAGCCAGGTACTCGACCTCGCCCGGTTTGGGCCGCGGTATCTGCCATTCCCAACGGTAATGCATATTCCGTGACGTGAGCCCCGTTTCACGCACGGCGACGACCCCGCAGCACCGCCACACAGCCGAGCAACAGCGTCAGGGCGCCAGCCGCCCCCGGTCCGTTCATCTCGGGCGCCCGCGTGGGCGGCGTCGCACAGCACGGCGTACCGACAGGGGGCGGCGAGTATCCGCCGGGCGGCACGGGCGTATCGCCCCCGCCGATGGGCGCGTATATACCGGTCGTGCCGAGCACGATAACCTCGCCCCCGGCGATAATGGGCGGCTCGTCCTGCGACGTTTCGCCGGCCGGCGGCGTGTCATCCGCCAGGGGCGGCGACGTGTAGTAAATCAGCGGTGCGGCTATCGGGAGAATGTCCGGTTCCGTGTCCGGTTCACGGAAGCACATTGGAACCGGCGGCGTCACGCAGGATTGTACGGGCTGCGGGACATGCGCGCGGTGTCCGTGATGATGGATAACGGGCGGCGCGAGACAGGGCTGCGCGGTGCCGATAGCAACGGCGAGGACGAGGGAAATCATTCGTCGTCCCCCGTGCGTAAGTCTTGGATGCGTTTCTGGTGCTCATCGAGATGCCCACGTGGGCGGTTGTCGCGGAAATCCGGCGTTGAGATACTGCTCGGTCCGGTCCGCACGGCTTCCTGCGCCCGGAAATGCAGAGCCCACCCGCGCCGCCGCGCTTCCATTTTCTGATACGGCGTCATGCGCTGCGTGGTTTCCAGCGGGTCGGCGGGGCGCAATGCGTCCTCGCGGATAATCCTGACGGTATCGGTCAGGCTCAAATGTGCATCGTGTTCGCTCATGGCGAGTAGCCCGAATAGCAGCCGAACTGCGTACCGGCTCGCACCGATTCGTACAGGCTGCGAAGTTCCGCAAACGTTGCGGGGCTGTTCAGGCGCACGGCGCGCTTGAAGTTCATTCGTTGATCCCAG